TTACACGCCTCTGTGGATTCACAGAAACACTTGTAAAACTACCAGAAGCGGGTAACATTGCTAAGGCTGCATGTAATGCAATAGCTGTACTATCACAATAATCATCATGTTTACCTGATGGAGCAGCTATCTTTTCTGTTTTGTTAGATGCATCCATCGTATATTCTAAATCTACATGCTCTCTATACCATTTATTGACTAATTTTGCATGATTAGCTGGTAAATCTTTAGGGTCAGGTATAATAACTTGTCCCTTCTGTAAATAAGATACCATATCACGATATACTTGAGTTTTACTACCTCTTGGTCCACCTGTAAAGATGAACGGTACAAAATGTATACCATTATTCATACAACCTATCCTCATCTCTTGCTCAATCGCACCACCAATACCAGTAGCATCAATAATAAGTTTATCAGCACCATAACTAACACAGATGTCAAGGATACGCTCACGTTGAAATGGTATATCATGTCCACCTGTCTTAGGGCTGATTTCTTCCAAATATATAAGACTTGCAACATTTTGGGTATCGGATTTGTCGGTAGACCAAACGCTAATAACAGTGCTATTAACGGATTTACCAATATCCACACCCACAGTACAGTTACCATGACCCGTTCCTCTTTCGAGGAATTGTAATCCTGATTGGAAGGTACTTCGTAGTATTTCGGGATTGAAGATGTTCGAGACGGATTCGACGAACTCGCACTCATATTCTGTTCTCCAATATATTGAATCTTCACCCCATTCCATCATCTTTGTGAGCATATCTTCCTCTGTATACGGTGGGTCATACGCTCTTCCTCTCTTTACTGCATCTTTCCATGTGTAGTGCATTCGTGAAAAACTATCTGCATATGATTCGTCGTATAAGTAACGATACATATGGTTTTCTTTTGATTTGGGAGTACCTAAATTAATAAAAGGTGCTGAATTAGATATAATACAAGGCTCTACATTATCTATAAACAATTTATCATCTATTAATGGACTCTCATCTACAATTAAGAAAGTAGGATGTTGTCCTCTAATAGCTTGACCTTGATTTGAAGCTGCGATAGGAGCTCTACGTAGCACCGTTCCTCCCTTCATTGTGATATTAGGTTTATTATGAAACCTGTAATGGTCTACTAAGCCATTTAAAAAAGCATTATCAGCAAAATGTCTATAAACATAGTTAAAGATAAGTGAAGCTTGGTCCTCAGATGGAGCCAAAATAAACACTAAATCTCTAAATCTTTTAAAAAACATATAGACAGTTGTAGCTACCGAAAGAGCAAAGGATTTACCTGAGCCCCGTGGAGCCAGAATAGCAACTTTACGATGCTTTTCACTATCTCCATCTGGATATGTAAGAGCTTCTACCACTATGTCTTCCTGCATAGGTCTGAGTTTAAGTGGCCTTCTATTTCTATCAATTAAATAAGATTCACAAAAAGCTCTAACTAATAATGTCATTTTTAAAGGGTCTTTACGACATTTCTCGAAGATTTCTTCTAATTGAAGAGAATCATGAGCCGCTATACCACTAATCGCTGCGTTCAGTTTCTCTTGTTCGTTCTTTATCGGTATCTTCATCAAATAAACCCTCTAATACTTTAGAAAAATTCTCTGTGTTCTTTTCCACTAACGTTGGTACTTCTATATTCAACGCTCTGAATTCAGTATGTATGTCTTTAACAATTGTATTTCTTTGTCGCAATAACTCTGTTCTAGCGTTAACATCCCGAATACATACAAGAATTTCTTCCCAAAGTATGTCTTCAAGAGCAAGATTGCGAGCCAACAGACGGACAAGCTCTTTATGACGTTCATATTCAGCTTCCCCGACTCGTTGACGTAATCGCTCTTGGTATTCCTCAACGTCCATTACTTGGTTTCGTCGAGTGCTGCCTTAACTTTAGATTTGACTAATGCTGCAAGTTCATCATCTTTTTCATCCCAAGCTGTAATTAATACATTCTTGACTAATGAATCTTTGACGTGCTTCTGTGCAGTTTCATCAAGTTTCTCGAAGGCTTTCATCTGTGCTTTAGATAGATTCTTATCTAGCATACCCATTAACTCAGCTTCGTTGTTCTTTAAGTATTTAAAGACTAACAATTTAACAGCTGGTACAGTATAAGCAATATAAGCGCCCATACCTAATATTACAGCGGCCAATGCCATAAGTAATGGTTCGTCCATCAAAGTATCTAGTATTCCAGATTCTTCTACAGTTTCTAATATTGCAGTAAGATTTCCATCGGTAGTCTCGTTGGTTGCAGTCTCGTTAGACGCTGTGTTGTTGTTTGTTTCGTTTGCCATGGTTTTCACCAGTTAATATAATGTGATAGCACTATATAAAGCTTTCGTTAACTTATATGTCTGCTTTACAACATTCACAGCTACAATCGCAACTATCACAGTTACAGTGTTCACAAATATTACACATTTTTTTTATTTCTCCTTTCTTATTGTGGCCCCATAAGACGCTACTTGCGTAAATATCCTGTGGGTCTGTGGTCTACTAGGAGCCACTATACCTTATAAGACGTCATAGTATATAAAGATTTCGTTAATCATTACACTTAAGACATTTTACAGTGCCATCATATAAATGACCTATACTCTTACTATCACATATAGGACATCTATACATTATTACTTCTTACCCTTTATACCATGTTCATTAGCTTGGTCATTCTTCTCTATTAAATGCATTTGTGCTTGATGTTTACTTTCAATATCATGCATTTGTTTTTGGTGTGCTACATTCATGTCAATAACTGCTTGTGCTTTAGTTTTATAAAATTCACTCTTTGTTGCTTGCTCTGTTTTCCATACGTCTAACGCATCTTTAATAATAAGTAGGGCTGGGCCACCTAGTATTGCTATTAGCGTTGTATATGATTCTATATCTGCTAATACAGAAGGGGTTTTTAATCCTGTCCATATTACATATCCTGCAAATAAAGTCCAAAGCAAAACTAAAGGTACAGCTATTAAAAACATAAAAACGTCGTTAAACGTTGTGTCTTCTTTTTGCAAACCGCTTTTTTTATCTGTTCTTGCCATTTTAGTTTCCTCCTTTTTCAGTTTTAGTTTTATATTCGGTAGAGTTGGGGTAGAGCTTCTCATTATATGTGGTACTCCTTTCAATGCTCGACGCAGAAACTGAAGTATAACTATAACCATTAGAGTAGTTCCAAATACTGCCATTAGTATACCCAATATCTCTAGTATTTCTATAGGTTGTAACATTTACCATTCTTCCTCCCCTATACTTTCCAATAATTTTCTATATCTTTTCATACCTCTAAAACCCATCCACTTTCTTCTATGTCTCCGTAATTCCAATTACTGGAATAACCAACATATTCATCTTCTCCATAATAGTCACCATCTCCATTATAATCTGCATAATAAGATGTATAATAAATCCAATAACCTTCATAAATATCATTGAAGTTATCTTCAAAAGGAACTTCAAATAATTCGTCATATTCAAACCAATGTTCATCTTCTTCCCATCCAGAAACATTAAAATATACTGTAGTGTATATATAATTATCGTAATACATTGATTTATTACCATCCTCATCTTCCTCAACTATAACATGTACTAAATCATAATACACAAGTATAGGTAGTTGGTCTACATGGTCATTACAATTTGTATCAAAGTCCATATACATATCTGTACTATGGCTATCTGGTCTAGACACATTTCCATGAGATAATCCATCCCAAGCATACACAACTGTGTGATTACAGTGGTTTTCCTCATTCTCATAATCGCAAGAACCATCATCTTCTTCTGCCTTATCATTATAATTGTTAGCTTCTATATCCATACACCCATATACTGTTTCATTTGTCTGAGTTTGATTACCAGTTCCATTAGGGTTCTGGTTTAGAATATTACATCTCCCATTATCATGGGTAGCTTGAGGGTCATAATTAGCCGCTTCAGGGTCAGTACAACCATATACTATTACTACAAAATTACAACTTCCGTCGTCAAAAGTGGCTAAAGGGTTATAATTAGTAGCATTATCTTCTAAACAGCCCCCGACAGGGCCAATTACTGGTTCATCGTCGAAAAAATCACTG